CCTGGAAGGCACTGAAAGGTACCGAACCCACCCAGGCGAGAGCCGAACAACTGATCAAGATCTCCCGCGCCTTGGAGCACCGCGTCTTTCATACCGTGGAAATGGCGAACAGCCTCAACGCGCAGCCACTGGATACTCAGCTCATTGAATGGCTGGACAAGCGCGGGTCCTTCGGTGCGGAACCCGAGTTGAGCACGATTAGCTTCCCCCACGAAGCAGAAACGGAAGGTTACCAACACCTGCGCGATGCACTGCGCGAAGCTTATGAACTGGACATGAAACGCCTGGCCATCGAGCTGGGCCAACTGCCAATGGAGGACGCAGCATGAGCAAGGCCATTGACCTGTTTGCTGGCCTAGGCGGTTTAACACAGGGCGCCACAGATGCGGGCGTAAGTGTTGTGTACGCAGCCAACCATTGGCCTGAGGCTGTTCACTGGCACAGCGCAAACCATCCCAACGCCGTCCACGCATGCCAGGACTTGAGGCAGGCACGATGGGCTGACATGCCGAGCCATGATCTGGGCCTCGCTGCCCCTTGCTGCCAGGGCCATACCCGAGCGAGAGGAAAAGAAGCGGATAACCCCGAGCATGACGACTCGCGCTCAACCGCCTGGGCAGTAGTGGACTGCGCCGAAAGTCGCCGCCAAGACGCATGGGTGATCGAGAACGTCCCCGAGTTTATGAGCTGGACACTTTACCCAGCCTGGGCTCAGGCAATGAAAGCCTTGGGTTACCAACTTGCACCGCACATCGTTGACTGCGCAGATCTGGGCGTACCCCAGCACCGCGTCCGGCTGTTCATGATCGCCACCAGAAGCAAAGCGCCTCTGCACCTTCAGCTTCCACGCATTGAGCACGTGCCGGCCAGATCGTTTATCAACTTCGACGCTGGTAAGTGGTCGCCAATTGAAAAGCCTGGCCGAGCTGAATCAACGTTGACTCGGGTAAAAAACGGCCGCGAAAAATTTGGAGAGCAGTTCCTGATGCCCTACTACGGCTCCGGATCTGGACTTACCGGCCGCAGTCTTGACCGACCGATCGGCACAATCACAACCCGCGATCGGTGGGCTGTAGTCAATGGGGACAAGATGCGGATGATCACCGCAGACGAAGTCCTGGCCGCTCAGACATTTCCGGGTAGCACTCTACGGCCGGACAGCCATCGACTGACCGTGCATATGGCGGGGAACGCGGTTCCACCCCTGGCAGGGAAGCGGATTATCCAAGCCCTCAAGGAGGCCGCATGACAGCCCTTCGCCGAACAGTCCGAATCCGCCAAGGGCAAATGCCTCCCCTCGATTTGCAAACCATTTGCGACAAATGCGACAAGTCGCGGGCACACGGCAACCACGAACATTGCAGCAAGCTGCGCCAGGCCGAAGGCATCGCGCGCCGTGCACGGGAGCAAAAGCAATGAGCCTTCCACGCTGGGTAATGATCAACCGCGCATCCGAACTCACCGGCTACAGCGAAGACGCCATCCGCCACAAAGTGAAGAACGGTACCTGGGCACAAGGCCGGATCTGGCGCAAGACGCCAGACGGCCGCATCGCAATCAACATGACGGAGTACGACAAGTGGGCCGAGAGCGCACCGCAGGAAGCGGCCTAGAAGCCGAGCTAGCCAAGCACAAGGGGATTGAATTACACGGCGGCAACATTCGCGTCGTGTTCATGTGGCGGCGAATCCGCTGCCGCGAATCCCTCGGCCTTCCAGTAACCAAAGCCAACATCAAACATGCCGCCCTACTTAGGGCGGCAATCATTCATGAGATCAAGACAGGGCATTTTGATTACAACCGTCACTTTCCCAACTCGAAGAACGCGACCAACTACAGCAACGTAAAAGACGAATGCTTGGCCGCACTGATGGCCCGTTACAAACCGTTGAAGGCCGTCGACATTACCCCGATGACCGAAGAGAAATACGGTTACGCACTTGATATCTGCACCGAGCTATTGGGACCAGACCGATTGGCAGGCATCCTATTGCCTGAGGATATCCAACTGCTCAGGACCCAATTGATCGCCACCCGGGCACCTTCGACCGCGAACCATTACCTGGCCACGTTCGCCGGCTTCTTGGCCTGGTGCGAAAACAACAGCTACTGCCGCAAAGGCCTGTCCACCGCCTGCATACGATTCGCAATGATCGGACGCGAACCAGATCCGCTGACAAAGGGCGAGTTCGAACAGCTGCTCGCCAAAGGATGCCTCCACCCGCAGGACTCAGCCGCAATCACACTTGCGGTCTACACAGGCCTTCGCCCGGGAGAGATGTGCGCGCTGGCTGTCGAAGACATCGACCTGGTCGCGGGACAGATCAACATCATCCGAGCAATCACAGCAGATGGCACATTCAAAGTCCCGAAGACTGGAAAGCCTCGGGCAGTACTTCTCATGCCGCCAGCTGTCGAGGCCTGCAAAATTCTGATGGGGTTGGTGACCGACCACGCACCGCGTGAGATAGAGGTGTACATGAACCGCCACGAAAGCCGCGTCGAAACAGTCACCCCGCTGCTGTCCCCAACAACGCAAGCCCGGAAGAAAATCATCAACCACTGGTTTATCCCCACATCGTGGAACACTAAGTGGGCAGCCATTCAAAAGCGTTCGGGGATTCGCCCGCGCCGCCCGTACCAAACTAGACACACCTACGCCTGCTGGTGTCTTACTGCCCGTGGCAATCTGGCGTTCATTGCAAAGCAAATGGGCCACAAGGACTTCACCATGTTGGTCGAGGTATACGCCAAGTGGATGGACGATGAATCGCCGACCGAACTCGAGCAAATATGGCAGGGTATTCAAAGATCAGACCAACGACGATCACAAGCATTGACCGTTTGATCAGGGAAAGAAGGAGGGAACAGAAACCCCCGCCGGCGAACCGGCGGTTGTTAGGGGCCTGCTAGCGCAGGGAAAGCATCATTGTGAGCGGGGACAAGTCAGGACAACGCTGAAAGCCTGCGTGTTTAGCGTAGAACTCAGCGAGCTTATCGTCGAGCGGATGAACCAGAATAGCCGAAGTGCCGACTGATTCTGATGCGATCATGCACCGACGGATTGCGTCCTGAAGGAGGTCAACGGAGTAACCGTAACCCTGCGCAGCCATGGTCACACCCATACGCCCAAGAATCGTAACCGGATGCGCACTAGGCGAATTCCGCTGGTAGCTCTTGGGGATAACGTGTTGCCGAGCAACCGATCCGTTTGACAATGTGTAGTAGCCCGCAACGCGATTGGTACCCGCGAAGCAGCTGACATAAACCACTGCGTGCTTGTGGTCTTGCGCTTTCCTAGCGTCTTTATGAAGGTAATCGTTGATCGACGACTCCCCACACTCAAACTCGGTGAAATCATGGAACTTGTTCAGCTTTTCGGGCTTGCTCAGCTCCACCGGGCAGGTCTGGACATCAATTTCTGTAGGCATTTGTTACTCCTTAATGAGTTGGCATCGAGTGCCTGCTCAAAGCGGTCAAATGCTTCGTCACTGAGAATAAACAATTGTCGATCCATGATTACGTCTTCGGCCCGTTTGCAAGCAGCATCCAAAATAAAGCTGGTTCGATCTGTCCCCAACAACTCCACCGCCGCATCGATCAGGCTTCGTTTTTTTGTGTCAACCCGCATATTTATTGGTACGGGTTTTTCACGTTCTAATATCTGTGTCATCGCTTAGTCCTTTTCTGGTCTTTCGGTTCTATTGGTTCCTCATTCATCCTCCTATAGGGATCGGTGCCCGCAGATGTATCGGTTTGCGTTGCGCATTGTCATAGCCTCTTCTTTAAGGCCCCAAGACGGGACCTAACTCCGGTTTGGAGGCTGAAATAGCCCCCTACATTTCAATCCTACCACTGCGTGTAGCTGTTGTACATCTGTATATGCAAATGACTTACACGCTCACACCCTAACGCGGGCACAATTTAAGCAACAAAAACCTATGCCTGCTTACGCGCGATGCCCATGGTAACCTTGCGCCCATCACTTAGCAGACGGGTCTACGGATCAACTAGCGCTTTGAAAGTTAATTCAAAAAGCCCCAATTCTGCCCCACACTTTTAAACGAATAACGCTAAGCCATTGATGAATAAAGCAATTTCTGATTTATCCAGTCACACGCCAATTGTGTTGGAGTACTAACGCAAAAAAGCCCTACCCCCCCCGGATAACAAGGGGTGTAGGGCACAATTGACAAATCAACAATATCCTTCGTTTGGCATTAAATGGCATTGATTGGCGTACGGTTTGCCCCATTTTTGCCCCACTGCCATTCCTCCTTACCGCATCTCGTCGCCTCCCCTCGCCCTTTGAACATATCTCGATTACTGTATATGCAACCAGTACAGACAAGGCGCGACCGTGGACGCTATAGAAATTGAAGACACCAGCGACTGGCTTGGCTGCCCGACTGAGCTTGAGACCTGTCGTTATTTCCTGCGCATAACCGAGAACGAGGTGCAGGAACTGACTCTGCAGTTACGCAAAGCTCGCGAAGATATCTTCGGCCTGGTGCAAATGCATGCGGATGTCACCAAAGAGTGCGGAGTGCTACGTGCGGATTTGTTGAAAGCCAGGGCCGACCTTGCAGATTCAAACCGTAGAGCCACCGATATTGAGACGAAAAGCAGCTGGGAGTTGATGGCAAACAATAAGTTGATCAGCGAGTTATGCGCAAAACTCAAAGACTTGACTGGAACCGATCCGCTGTCCGGAAGAAAGTAGAGTTATCGGCTCACTTCGCGAACGTAAGCTTGGCATGCTGCCAGTGCAATCAGTCCTTGGTCGCCGCCGTCGGTGATGGCGACAATTCGTTGAGCATGCGCTGGGTCAAGTTGGGCGCGCGCTCCTCCATAAACCACGCTGCCGGCGCCGGGACTGGCTGGCACTGAGCAACGACTGGCTGGATCCGCAGTGTCGAGGAGGACTGACAGCCGCAAATCAGAAGTGGCAAGGCGATCGCGCAGGCGAGCTTGGTTGGTTTGAGCATCACTCAGTTCCTTATAATGGGATTGCTCGCTGCCCGACAGGCGCTGCTCGAGCTCCAGGCGCTTGTTCTGATCGGCGCGGACCTGGGCGGCGGCCGCGTTGCTAATGGCTGACAGGTCATCGCTGTGCAATCGGGCCTGTTCGGCGAGCTGCTTGTCGTAGCTGTTCGCCTGCCAGCGCCATGCGACCGCCCCGCTACCGGCCGTCAGCAGCGCAACCAATACCAGGGCGCAAACGACACGCCATTCAAGCGGAATCACGCCAGCACCGCCAACGCCTTTGCCCACAACTTCAGCCGATCCGCCTGGCCATTGAGCCCTCCGTTGATCCGACGGGTGATGGTTTCGAACTTGTCGGAATCGGCCAGCGTGTTTAGTCCCTTGGTCGCCCAGAACCACGCAGCCGACAGGCACGCATACTGCGGCTGCTCGAGCAACTCCGGCTGGCTGATCAGGTCCAGGCCGAGCGCTTCGCCGCACGCTGCGTAGTTGGCTCGACCGGTGATCTGGATCAGGCCCCGGCCACGATACTTGAAGCCATCGCCCGCGACGGTGTTGCCCAGGTCCGCCCGCCCCTCGTAGCCCTTCTGGGCTAAGGTTGGCCCCCAAATCTCACGGACGTAGACCAACTGGCCAGACTCATGGCCGATCTGAGCGATGAATGCGGCGACACGCTTGGCCCCGACAATCTGGAACCGCTGCATTGCCGTATTAAGGACAGGTGCAAAAACGCCGGCTTTGGCGCCGGCGTTCGGGAGAATCTGCAGCAACCGCTGCTGGGTGATGGACATGGTTTTCTCCAGGCGTAAAAAAGCCCGCTCAGTGGCGGGCGCTTCGTTGATGCCTTATGGCAGCTGGTCTGGCGGCAACTCAGGATCAGGTTCTACCGGGCGAGCACTTAGGTGCCATGCCTCCCCGTCAAATACACAGACCTGGGTACTATCAAAAGAAGGCGGTTCAATCGAAGTAGAGTGCGCTGGGTAAAGAAAGATCCCCGGTTCCAATGGCGACTCAAAGGCATCGGTCAGCCCGATGAACTCGCCAGTGTCAGGGTAAAAGCTAAAAGCAATTACGGACCGCGTCATGATACGTACCTCAGTTAATATTTAATGCACGGCAGCAAGGCCAGGTTTTTCACTCGCGTTTCTGAACCGCTACCCGCCCCGCCTGTGTTGGACGAAGTCCCACTACCCGGCTGAAGAACGGTTGTACCGGTGCCGGATTGGACGACAGCAGTAGAGCCAAAGGGGTGACCGTGACCAGGAAACTGGTCAGCTTGATAACTACCAAACACCCGGCCCGAGTCCATGCCTCGGCCGTTATCCCAGCCTCGAAACTCCACGCCGCGCCCATCAGGGACGTTAAACGTCGTAGAGCCATCACCGACACCATGCGGGGCGATGACTATCGCGGCGGAAGCGTTAGTGGCCGTGGCGACGGCGCTTATCGACACCTGGTTGGCAGCGACAGATGTAATGGTTGTGCCGGCAGGGATGCCAGGTCCGCTAATGGGCATCCCCTGCCACATAGACTGAGTGCTAGGTATGCCGGTAATGAGTGCGCTACCGCTGCTGATCGAACCAGTGGTCTGCGCAGTAAGGGCATTAAACAAGGGGGCGTATGTAACACGAGAAACAGCCGAACCGTTGGCCGCCAGGAAGTTGGCTGGGGGGGCCATTGTGGCGAACCACTCCATCTGCCCAGGTACAGAGCCAAGCCCAGCATACAAGGCGTTGGCCTGGCCAAGTGACAGCGCGTGCTGACTTTGCGTGGCCGCCGCGACTTGCGTAGCGCCCCCCGAACAACTGATCAGCACCCACTTATCCAGGGTCAAGGAGTAGACCACCGTGCAGGTGCCCGTCGCGAAAATTTCCCCGCCCTGCAGCGCCGCGTGCGCCAAGCCCACGATGGCTTTGGCGGCCAGGCCATTCGGCGAAAACGTGCTGGCCCCGGTGTTCGACGTCAGCGCTTTAAAATTCAGCTTCATACCATCGGTCAGCGCGGTAATGACCGGCGCATAGGCCACCGTATAGACGTTACCGGCCCCGGTGTCAGCGGCATACAGACCGGTCCCGGCCTGAACCTGAGCCACCTGTATCGCGTGCAGGCTTTTAGTGGCCGGGGCCACCGACAGGGCGCCGCCTGTGCTATCGACCAGGATCCAGGAGCCGCCACCAATGGAGCTGTTGTACTGCAGCCACACGTCACCATTGGCAATGATCTCACCGCCCTGGAGCGCACCGTGCCCCCCGCCGACAATCGCCTTGGCCCCCAAGCCATTCGGGTTAAACGTGCAGGCCCCGCTATTCGCGGTTTTCGCTTTGACCTTCAGCACCATGCCGTCAACCAGGGCGGTGATCGCCGGCGTAAAACTCGCCGCATAAACGTTCGCGACCCCGGTGTCCAGCGCATAAAAGCCCTGGCCTTTCTGCGCGATTTTGTTGATGGCCACCGCCAGCTGGGCGTTGTCGTTTTCATCAGGCACCAATCCGCTCGCGATGATGACCGCCAGGATCTCATCGGTGGTGGCATTACCCCACTGCGCAGGGATCAAGGATCCCGGTGTCCCGGTGACGGCGTCCTCGTCAACAAACTTGCCGCCGACAAGCCCGATACTCGGGAGGCTTTTTGGATAATCCACGGTGTTTCCCCTTAGTCAAAATTGATGTGCACGACGGTGTGCGCCGGTGCGGTGCGGTGGATCAGGCACTCAATGGCGTTACCGGGATTGGCGCCGAAGCGCTCGCCCCAGTAGCTGACGCCAAAGCGCCGCCCTTTCTTCTGCCGGCTGCCGGTGTTGAGCGTCCACATGAACTGCGCGTTCCAGGTGCCGAAGCGCGCCGCCCCAAAACGCGAACGCCCCATACGGGGCGCTCGATGCTCGGTGATGGTGGCGTTCGGGTAGCCCTGGCTGACGGCGATGGCCAGGAAGTAGGCGCGGCTCTGCCCCCCCACCTCGACCAAGCGCCGGCGCACCGCCAAACGCCGATCTTCAAACGCCGGGTTCAACCCCAGGCACGGATCAGGCAAGCCCATCACCGCCTCCCAATCCGGCACCAGCTCGCTGACGCCGGCCGGATCCATTTCATTCAGCAGGTCCACGGCCCGCCCTTCAAGGCGCGAGAACTCGAGGGCGACCCCCTGCAACACCAGCTCGATCTCCGGGACCAGCTCCGGATCCCAGGCCGGGCCTGACGGCAGCAGCCCGCGCAGCTGCTGACGGTATTGCTCAGCCGTGCGCGCTACAGCCATGTGATACCCCCGAACGTCAGAATTTCATTGGTCGTCGGTACCTGGTCCGCCACCGGCGCCGTCAGCTGGTGGTCGGTTTCGCCTGCGGAGCCACTGACCGCTTCACGGATATGAGTGATCAGCAGCGTGTCGCCGAGACCGGCTTCGCGCTGATGCAGATCGCGCAGCTGCACCTCGACGGCGGCGCGCACGGCCGAGGTGTCCGGCACCGCGTGGATGCTGTACAGCACGGGCCGCAGCACCGGCGGCAGGACGTACAGCTCGGCCGTCACCGGGCGCGGCGCTTCGATGTAGGCTTTCACCTCGGCCAGCTGCGCCGGATTCGGCACGGGCACAACATCCTTATCCCGCATCACGAAGAGCCCGACGGTGCCCGGCCCCAGGTAATTACGCCGGCACCAGGCGCGGGTGACGCCCGGCACTTCCAGCGCCCAGGTCTCGTAATCCTCCGCCGAGCCACCGTGCGCAATCACCCGGTAGGAGCGGATCACCCGCGCGCGTAGCGCCTCGACACTCTCCTGGGCCACCCCGCCGGCCAGGCCAGGGGCCAACACGGTGAAGGTGCTGGCCACCCCCGCCACCGGCTGGACCAAGGTCAGCGTCAGGCCGGCGTCGGCATTGCCGAGAGTGCCGGCGTCCACCGCCTCCAACGTGGTGCTGTTGAGCCCAGCCACCGTGGTAACGCCGACGGTGACCTTGTAAGTGCGGCCATCCGCAGCCTGCAGCACGGTGTCGACATCGAGCACGCCACCGGCGGCGGCCATGAAACTGGCCGGGCCTTCGGCGGGCTGGGCCGGCTTACGCGGCTCGTTCAAGCGCAGCGCGGCGATGCGCTCCAGGGTTTCCTCATCCGCCGAATCCGGCAGGATTTGATCGGCCATCCAGTTCAGGTAGCCGTACAGCCCATAGGCCACACCGGCGTGCGCACGGGCCAGCACCTGCGCATCGGAGCGGCGCAAGGCATCGCCCGCCAGGTCGGCTTGGGCGCGACTGACCAGCACCGGTAGCGTGGGGGTTTCATACGGCATAGATCACCTGCCAGGCAGAAGAAGGGTTGATGTTCAGCCGCGCACCACTGGGGACCGTCAGCGTGGTGAGCAGGTTTAAGCGATTGAGGTCGACCTGCTCACTGCTGATCTCGAGGCCGATCACCTGGCCATCGTCGAGCAGCCACTGCAGCGCCTCGCGCGCGTAGAACTCGGCATCGCGCTGGGTTTGCGCGGTCAGCTTGACCCGGCGCAGCAGCCACAAGCGCGAGCCGATCCGGTCATCGGCGATGGCCGGGTAGCTGTCGCCCCACCAGCCGAACCGCTCCTCGTCGTCGACCGGGTCATCGGTGGCGGCGCGGCGCCAGGTGTAGAGGCTGATGATCACCGCCCGCGTCAGGTCGGCGTGCAGCGCGTCGGCGCTCATCCCGCACCTCCCACGGGCGGCCCGCTCTGGCCATCGCCGCCCTGCACGTTGCCGTGCAGGTGTTCGATTTGACTGATGCCGCCGGCGACCTGGTCGCCCTGCGATTCAATCCGCCCGGTCTGGGTGATGGTCGGGGTGTCAAAGTTCACTGAGTTGGTCGCTTTGATGTTCAGCGTTTCGGTCTCGATGTCGATGATCCGTCCGCGCTTGAAATGGACCTTGTCGCCTTCATCGGTGTAGATCGCCACCTCGCCCGGCTTCAGCTCCTTGATCCGGTACCGGCGATCCGAGACCACCAGCACCACGGCGTGGGACCGGTCGCCACCGAGAAACGCGGTCAGCACTTCGGCCTCGGCCAGCGGGTGACTGGTAAAGCCATACGCCTCGAAGTGCTCGGCGCCGTCCTTGATTTCCCCGGCGGTGAGACGCACCTGCAGGGTTTGGAGCTTGCGCGCGGCATCGGCCATGATCACCGTGCCGCGGACCAGCATACTTTTCAGGCTCATTTTTTGGTCTCGTAGTCAGCAGGAATCAGGTACTCGAAGTTGTCGCCCTTGCCGCCCTTCTTCGCCTTGCGCGCCTTGTGCGGATCCTTCGGCTCGGGCTCGAAACTGTCCGGCGGGGCGACTTCAAGCTTGGCCAACATCCCGGCATCGCTCAGCGAATAGGTGATGCGCGAAATCAGCAGGTCACGGTCAAAGCCGATGATCGGATCTATCACCCGGACCAGGGTGTTGTGCCGCCACAGCTGGCCATTGGACTGGCGCCAGCCAAACACCGTGTAGGTGGTGGCCAGGGCTTTACCCATGCGCGACCCGCGCTCCCAGTTGGCCCGTGCCTGGGCCAGCTCGTTGGTCATCTGCCCGGATTCCTGAATGATCTGCACCCGCCGACGCTTGACCCGGTCATCACTCAGGGTGGCGGACACCTCGGACGCCTTCGCGCCGAATTCGTCATCGGTGCCGCTCTTCTGCCCCAGCACCTGGTACTCGGAAAACACCCCGGAGAAATCCAGCGCGGCATCGGCGGACTTGATGTTCTTGCCGACCTCGATCGCATCGAAGGCGCGCCCGCCGCTGCCAGGACTGGCCAACACCGCCATACCACGCGCATCGTCGGTGGAGAACACCCGGAACAAGGTCAGCAGCCGGTCAATCGAGGCAAACGCCGTCTCGCCCGGCTCGATGGTGTGGTCGGAGAGCTTGCTGCCTTCGGGGATTTCACTGCTGACGTTGATGTTGTAAGGCGCCGCCAGCGCCTTGACGATGGCCAGCACGCTCTGGTTGCTCCACTGCCCCGGCTTGTTCACCGCCGCGCAGTCGACCAGGTCCGCGGTCAAGGACCGCCCGCTGATTGAGGTGGTGATCTGCTTGTCGTCGTAGCCAATCGGTGTGGCAAACGCCCAGCCGGTCAGCACCAGGTCAGCGCCGATGCGCACCTGACACTTGGCGCCCTCGCTAATGGGCCGGCGCTCGAGCTGCCCCGGCCATTGCCAGGTGAGACTGAGATTAAACGAGCGCGCCTGATCTTCCAGGCCGGCGGTGATCTCCACCGTTTTCCAGCCGAAGTAATCCAGGCCGTCGACCGTGAGGCTGACGGCGTTTTGTTCATCGGGCATGGGTTACCTCTGGGCAATTTTGATCGGCAGCGCCGGCACAAAGCCGGGATGGCGAATCCGGTTGCGCTGCACCAGCTCAGACTCGCGGGTGGCGTCACCGAAGCGCCGATAGGCCAGCACCAGGACCGACAGCGTTTCCGGCGGAGTCACGTCGACCAGGCGCACCCCCGAGGCGGCCACCACCGTCAGGTGTTTTATCAAGGCCAGGCGATAGGTGTTGAGCACCAGGTAATGCGCCGGGTCTGCCTTGAGCGAGGCCGTATGGATCGCTTCGTTGAGGCTGTCGCGCAGCTCCAGGACATCGTCCGCCACCGGCACCTCCGGCCGCACCGGCGGCTGCAGGGCCTGCTGTTCCACCGACGGGGTCGAACCCGGCGACACCGGCTGCTGGGTCACCGGCATGTCACTGACGATCAAACCGATCTGCACCAGCAGCGAATCCTGTACCAGGTTGGCGGTGGCCTGCGCGGCGGCTACCGTGTCGTGGCCACCCAGCGGACTGACCGTGTCGATCGCGATGACCGCCTGGCTTTGCTGCGTCGTTTCGGCCAGCGCCGCCCGATAGCCACCGGTCGATCCACCACTCGATCCACCACTCGAACCACCGCCAGAACCACCGCCAGAACTGGAGCCAGCGAAAAAGTCGAACCCCGAGAAACTGCTGAAGTAGCTGGAGAACAGCGACGACAGCGTGCCGGGCGAATTCATCAGCGATTGGACAAACCCGGTGAGCGTCGAGAAGGTGCCCAGGAACGGCGCAAACTGCTGCTGGATCACCCCGTACACCCCCGACAGACTGTTGCGCAGTTGCAGCAGCCCGAGCCGGGCCTTATTCACCGTGGCCATCGTCGACTGGTAACGACCCAGTGAGGAATCCAACAGGCTGTTGGAGGACTTCACCAGTTGCTGCTGGGTGTTGACCTTGGCCGACGGTGACTTCAGCGGCAGGTCGGGATAGAAGGTCAGCTCAAACGTCACCATCCCACCCTGGGTGCGTTCGTGCCCCATCTCGCACTCACCGACCTTGACCTGCAGGCGCCCCAACCAGGGGTGCACCAGCTCGCCGGCACCGGGGGTTTGCAGGGCTTCGATCAGCTTGTCGCGCCGCTCAAAGCAGTCATCGCCCACCACCCACGCGGTCATTTTGTGCACTTGGGCCTGCTTGCCCATTTGCTCAAAAAACGGCGTGTCGCGCTGCGGAAATTCATGCAGCGGACCCTTCATGCCCACCGGTACCGACGCCTGAGGAATCAAGAAACTGATCCCCCGGAACGAAGCCGGCAACAACTTATCACGCCACGTCGCCGTCATTGGTTGGGCCTCATAATTCCAATAGTTCGGGTACCGACACTGGGCTTAATGTTCAGACCCGGCTGGTTGGTTTTGGCTTGATCAACGGTGGTACCCGGCGGTGCCCCGTTGAGGTTGATGTTGAGCTCTCCATTGAGTTTCGGCGCCTGATTAGCCGATGCCTGTTGAAGCAACCCGCTAGATTGGTTAGCCAGATTCGGTCGACTCAACAACTTGTCCGTGCTCGGGATCCCCGCCGCGTTTTTCATCATCCGCTGATAACGCTGGGCGCCTTCGACTGCGCCGGCTTCCACGAACGCGCCGTCACCGCCGCCCGGTCCTGCGTTGCGTGCGCGCTGCTCTTCGGCGAACTTGTTGGCTTTATTGGTGGCGGTTTTGATGATTCCTTCACCACCCTCGCCGCCTCCGAAGTACTTCATCATCGGCTCGATAATCGGCTTCAATTTCGCCCAGAGATTCTGGAACCACTCAGTAATGGGCGCCCAGTTCTTGGCAATGATCCCAAGCGGAGTCCACTCAAACATGCGGCCGAGGAAGTCCATTACCGGCGTGGAGACGGCGACCAGAACACCCCACAGCGCCGAGAACAACTCGGTCAGCGGCCCCCAGTTTTCGATCACCAGCCCGATCGGGGAGAATGCAAAGGCTTGCTTGAGCCAGTCCCACAGGATCATCGCCGGACCTTTGATCTTTTCCCAGAGCGCCTGAAAGTACGGGGCGACAGTCGACCAATTGGCGACGATCAGCCCTGCCGCAGCGGCAATGGCTACCGCCGCAATGCCGATTGGCGTTGCTGCAAAGGCGACACCGAGTAGACGCACGGCGACGGTGGCCGCCAACACACCGACTCGAATCGCGGTGAAAGCGACCCCTGCCATACCCAACCCACGAACCAAAGCGGGGTTTGCCTCGATGACTTGGGCAACCTTCGCCGCCATCGGCTGAAGTGACTTGGACACCATATTGATGGCGGGCAGTAAAGCGTCGCCTATGGCACGCGCAACGCTATCCGTCGTGTTGCGCAGCAATTGAAGGTTGTTTGCGGTCGTCGCGGCCCTGGATTGATACTCCTGATCCATCGAACCGCCATACTGCTTCTGGTCGGTGACTTTCTGCAGATTGCTCTTGAGCAGATCAAGGTTAGTCAGCAACGGTGCAATGGCACCGACAGATTCGCTACCGAACAACGTCGTCAACAGCCCTGCCTGTGACTCCGGTTTTACCTTGCTGACCCTGGTCAGCAAATCGAGCAAGGTGCCCTGAGCATCTTTTTGCATGCCCACCGCGACTGCTTTCGAATCCAGCCTAAGCGCCTTGAAAGCCTGCTGCTGGCCCTTCGTGGCCGCACTGCCCTTGGTCAGTGCCAACATAAAGTTTTTGATGCCGGTGGCGGCGACTTCTTGCTCGATGCCCACCCCCGCCATCGTCGCACCAAGTGCCGCGATTTGACCCGAGGCAAGACCTGCGATGGCGCCCAGTGGACCGATGCGCGTCACAATGTCTGAAATCTGCTTGGTGTTCGCCGGCCCAGTGTTACCGAGGTAGTTGATCTTGTCCGCCAACCCAACGACATCGTCCTGAGTCATTTTGAAAGATGTCCGCCATTTGGCCATCATGTCGCCGCTTTCCTCGGCGCTCTGATCAAAGGCGATACCCATCTTCACAGCGGCTTCGGCAAAGCCCAGCAACTCTTCTCGTGCAATACCAGACTGGCCTCCGGCGGCGACGATCTTGGCGATGTCACCAGCGGCCATGGGCAAACGCTCAGACATTCGCCCGATATCGTCACCCATCTGCTTGAACTGTTCGGGCTTGTCGAAGTTGACGACCTTTCGCACGTCCGCCATCTGTGATTCGAAGTCGATAGCCGCAGCTGCGCCGGCAACAAACGGCGCAGCTAACGCGCCACCTGCCATGACGTCCCCGAAACTGATCTTACCAAGCCCGGTTTTATCGAGCCCTTTCTTGAATCCCGCGATGTTCTTACGGATGCCCGAGAGCTTCGGCGAGAGCTTATCGACGCCGGTGATCAACGCCTTGAGCTGGAATTTGTCCCCCATCACTGCACCTGCTGGAGTTCGTTGATGCGTTGGGCGTGCTCAAGGCTTTCGATGAGCACATCCAGTGGCCTGGCCATCATCTGTTGGGGGTCAACCTTCCAGAACCAGGCCAGGTCGTAGGCGACTGAAATCAGGTCGGTGACGGAGCCGACGCCGCTGTCATGAAAAAACCAGCGATCGCCCAGCTCAAGGTGTTGAGATCAGACAGGTCCAACTGATTAACCGACGATGGCGGGATGCCGGCGCAGACGGCGATGTATTTCGCAGTGACATCCATGTCGAGGCTGACGTCCTCGTTTTTGTCGATCTTGTATGGCAGCGCCTTGATGGCCCGCACTTCCTGCACGGTTGGACGACGCAGCGTCAACTCGGTCAAAGGTTCGCCATGGGCCTCAATGGCCACTTGAAGTTTTACTGCGCCCGTCATTGCCATACCCCTTTGATGCCGTCGAATTGCAGTTCAATGGTGCCGTCATCGCCTTTCGACGTCGGCTCGTCGACCAGGTACGCCCCCGAGAGCACATAGACCTTGCCGTTGTTAAATTCACAGGTGACCGTCATATCCGTGCCCTCGGTCAGCGTCTTGATCGATAGCGCCGGATCATGGATGACGGTCATTTTCAGATAGGGCGCCAGCTCCTCCTCCTTGTAGTAGCCCGGATAAACCGTCTCCCGCTTTTTGTCCATCAACGGCGCCTCGGCGCCACCAGTGACGGTCAACTGCATACCGTCCACCTTGATGTAGGCCGTGCCCGCTACTTTTTTACCCATGGGTTGTATCTCCAGAATGAAAAAGCCCGCTCGTGGCGGGCTTGGTGATCGTGGTCAGCGTTACGCGGCGGCGTCGTACTGGAGGCGGAACTGATTAAGCAGCGCGAAGATTCGCAGGCCGTTGATGTAGTCCGGCGGGAACAACACATTCACACGGCTCGGGTCATTGCTGTCTCGCTCCACCACCAGGTGCTCAGCGAACAGATCAGCGTTTTCTACATGACCTTCCGACTCAAGCTTGCCGTACTGCGCGATCAACTCACCGCGAATCGTGCTCGGTGTGACGATCGGCTGACCGGCGCCAAACCGCGTGCCGTCGCTGGCCAGCTTGTGGCGGCCGTACTTGCTGGTGATGACGCTCTGCATACGCCGGATGATGTATGCCGACTGGTGCATCGTCTCGCTGTCCAGGTACGAGTTATCGGCTTGCCCATAGCCGTTCTTCTGATAGGTGGTGATCGAACGCTGAATGCGAACGTAGCCGCCTTCGTAGTAGGCCGTCGCCAAACCATAGGTCAGCAGCGACTGACGCTCGGTCAACGTGAACCGCTCACTGGCCGGTGCCGGATCGAGCCCGGGCAGCGAGCCGCTTTGCGTTGGCCGGCTGGCATCCGCCGAGATGAACACCGAGGTGCGCGCCGCCAGCGCCGCTGCCTGCACCCAGACCGGCTGTGGCACGCCCGGCTCCACCGCCTGGATGGTCATGTGCTGATCATTGCGCGCCTGACCGGCTGCTACCAACGTTCCCAGCGTGCCGCGCTTCGCGCTGTAGACGTGACCAAACAATTGCTTGGCCCAGCTCCATCGACCGGTGTTGTCATCCATCGCATCCCGCCACGCGTTCAGCGTGGTCGTATCCGACCAGGGCACGCAGATGAATTCGAACGGCTCATCGCCCAGCGCCGCTACCGCATCGATCTGGTCAGGCGCACCGACGCCACCCGTCAGCTGGGTCGAAACTACGGTCAGGCCCGCAGGGGTGGCCTCGCCATTCGACTTGCCCAATCGGTTGAGGACCAGACCGATATCGTTGCCGCTCTCACCTTTCCACTTGCAAGTGAGTGTAACCACGCCCGCCGCGGCCACAGCAGTGACTGGCAGGTCGGGTGTAGCGTTGATCTTCACGGCCAACGCCGATGCCGCGATGACCGGCGTGGTCGCCGAAACGACTACCGACTGCACGCGAATACCGCCGACATACAGGTTCAACAAGCCCGGCTCGGTCGCCGCACCTGTGATGGTGACGGTCGCTGTGGCAGCGGTACCGGTATCACTTTGTAGCGGCAGGCACCAGATCTCGCCAATCGGATCAACCTTGCGCCAGGTCTCGTACATCGAAGCCAGCATCGAGCCTTGCCCGCCGATGTCCTTGGCCAGCCCCAGACTCGACACCAGCACCAACTTGCCAATGCTTTCGCCGGTGGCATCATCATTGACCTGGGCGACGATCAGCCGGCGCATGGCCGATGACGCACTGTTAGCCGCCGAGTTATCCATCTCCGCATAGAACAGCGGCACCCGGATATCGGCGGGGATGTTGCTGAATCCGATAGCCATTATTGCGCTTCCTCGGGTTTCGGCGTGGTGACGCCCTTGGTGGATTGGGCTTTATCAGCCTTGAGGGTTACGTCACCGTCTGCCTGACGGCGGCGCCACCATGCGTTATCGGGGACTTCCCGACCTTCAGCAGGCAACAGGTCGCCTGCCTCCGGATCGGGCACAGAGCGGCCTGAGGCCGGCACCACAGTGATGCGTTTGGTCATGGTGTTACGTCTCCTGAGAATGTCGCTTCAATGCGCCCATCTGGGCCAGGTCGTTGCAGGTTCGAATCTGCCGGGTCAATGCAGTCCATGTTGAAGGTCACGCCTGTGAAAGGCGCCAAACCGTCGAGTTCGAGTTCGTGCCAAGTTTCAGCGGGATCGCCTTGCCTACTACGCCCAAGCTGGAACTCGGCAGTGAACAGAAACTGGTACACCACGCGCGCCCTACTGGTGTGGAGCAACGCACCCTTGCCGTATTCGATAGGCTCGTACTCGGGGGCTGGGCACCAACCGATAAGAGATCGCCACAGCTCAGCGCGCAGGTCATGCAACAAATCGTTGGCTTCCTGGCCGCGCTCATCGCCAGCATCGAGAACGATCACCACAGCGAACTGATCGGTGATGTCTTGAATGACTGCGTTTTGCGTTTTGTTCGGGCCGCCCGCATCCGCCGAAGCAATGACGTATGCCGCAGGAAGAGCAAGCTTTGCGCTGTCCACTACGGCATCCCAATCGATGCCGCCAGTGACTCGCTCGGCGAAGACGGGGCATGTCGCTTTTAGGTGAGCGACAATCGGATTCAATTTCATGAGGGTGTCCAGAAGGATCAGCGATCAGCCCAAGGCAGCTGCGAACGCAGCAGAGAGGATTGATTGAACTTGTGAAGCCGAGTCCTGCAAGGCATCGGCCATGTAGTTGTCTCGCGGCTTGATCCGCCATTCACCGGAAGCACGCTCGGCCAGCGCGGCGGCGCGAGCGCCTTTGGCTCGACGGTTCGATTTGCCTTTACCCATCCCGGGCGCCAGCTTTCCGAGTTTCTTTCCTCGCTTCACCCCGTAGTGCAGGTAAACCGGATAGAAATCTTCCATGGCCGTGGTTTTGGTGGGAGAGATGCGGACGAGAAAGCCAGAGCGTGACACCTTGAAACTGATCGACTCCACCGTGGCACCGGTGCGAGTGACCGGATAACCATCCTGGCCACTGCCCAGCGCGAGATTCATCTGGGCTTTTTGTGTGATCAGCAGGCCAACCTTGCGCATCCCTGCGCGGATCTTCCGTTTGTCGAAGGCATCGCGCTCGAACTTGTCGAAGCCTTCGACGTGCAGGTAACCATCAATCGAAGCTGAGTTAGACATAGATCCCTCCCCCAACCTGTTGCGGTCCCAGCTCCTCTACTTCGAGCAGCGTGAACCGACGATTGCCGTTCATGTCTGCAACCCTGCGAACCCGATAGATAATGTCACCATGAACAACTTCATGGGACTCGCTCATCCCCTTCAGGTAATAGAAGGTCACCCGATGGGTGATCTTCACATCGGTCTGAACACCGTTTGCGTAAACAGCGGTACCGACAGGCTCGATCTTTGCCCACCGTTTTTTCTGATCGGTGAACAACGAGTCAAGCCCTTGATCCGGCGCCGGAATGTCGGTCCTCAACCTCAAAGTGATACGCCGCTCCAATTCACCAGCGCTCGGCTCGCGCATCGCCATATTCAGAACCTCGGCGGGACGGTGACCTCTGCCACCAGGTGATCAAGAAAAGTAGATGGCAGCTCGGCTAACGTCTGGCCCACCAGAAACATCTCTGGATGGCGGTAGATAGTGGCTGCCGCCATCAGCAGCCAGTTACGGACACCAGGATGCAGATCAATGTCGAGCCCCGCCTTGTAGCGAATCCGCAGCGGACCAGCAGGCCGCACTGCGGGGAAAAACAGAAAACTTTCCCGCTGCCCCTGCTGCAACTCGAAAGGCCCAGCCTGCTCCGCCCATGTGCCATCGGGCTGCTGCGACATGATCGATACGATTTGAGTAGCCTGCCCAACATCCAAGGCATGACCTGACACGAAGTTGGCTGGCCAGTCCTCTTCGTAAACGGCACCGCGAATTGCAGCGCCTGTTTTCGATTCGCACTGAGTGGTGACGCCGGGAATGATGATCTGTTCAATCAACTCCGGCTCCATGTCCTCCGGCTCAACCCGACATTGGAATGCAACCTGTGCCAGGGTGAGAACGGGATCGCCGAAGTACTCGATACGGCGGGCCATGACTTAGGGCTTCGCTTCGTCGTCAGTACCGGTATTACCTTCGCTACCCTCAGCACCGTTTGGCGCGGCGTCGGATGTATCCGCGGGCGAATTTGCCGCGCCCGGTTCAACGGCATTTTTTGAAGCATTGGTTTTCGCTGCAGCAGTCTTACCAGCTTTCGGCTTTTCGTAGGCCTCAGCGAAGCCCTTGGATTTCAGGCCTTCAGCAACCTCTTCGTCAAACCCTGCCAACTCCTCAGCCGAGTAACCGCGCCAGGCTTTCAGAAACCGCACCACAATTTTATTGCTCATCGCATCGACCTCAGATATGCAAAGCCCCGCCGAAGCGGGGCAAAAGGATTACATGCCAGCGCCCCACTTCACGGCGACAGCGACCACGATGCACTCCACGTGACGTGGACCGAAGTCATGCTTGGCGATTACCTTGACCAGGGTCTGGTCACGCTGGAAGGCGCTGACCATGTTGCCCTCGGAGTCCTTGTACGAGGCCTCATTACTGAACGAGATCGTCAGGTCCATGTCCTCGCCGATCATCATGTCGGCGAAGTTCACGAAATAGAATTCGGTCTCGTTACCGCCGGCGCCCAAGTTCACCGGGATCTGGTTGCTCAGACCAACCGGGTAGCCCTTGAACAGGCCCTGTTCAATTTCCGGATAGGCCTTGTTGCCGTTACCGTCACGCAGCGACTGCAACCAGCGGAACACGCGCGGATGCATCAACCAACCGCAGTCCTTCATCATCACGTTGGCCGTTTCGATGCGAAGCATCATGCCGCCGCAGAACAGGTCGATTTTTTCCAGCGTGATGCCAGCGGTGTCGGGGGCTGGCAACACGTTGAACGCTTGTGCCCAATAGCGCATGCCCTTGGGCAGCGTGCCAGTGCCGTCCGCGCGGATGAAGTGCAGATCCTCCGACAACCCCATCGACACCGCCAGATCGTTCACGACAATGTCGTCAATACGAGGACTGATACCGGCGTTGGCAATGAGGTCATTCGAGATAGGCACGATCGCTGCCGCTTTTTTCGCAGAAAGCTTCGTGTCAGCGAACGTCATGCCAGTGATCGGAATATCGGTTTCGGTACCGATGTAGGTCACGATGGTGTTGCCAGTGATACGCGGCATGGTCAGGTTGCCGTTGTTCAACGGCAGACTCCGAGTCCCCATCTTGCGCACCACCGACATTGGGCGGAGAGCTTCAATGATTTCGGTTGCGAAGTTTTGAGGAACCAACACACCACCGGCACCCGGTGTCACGGTGCTCAACGCCATAGCAACATCGGTGGAATAACCACCCTGTTCTGCCATTTGAGCGGCCTGATGCTGATTGCCACCGGCGGCCGCCAGCAACCGAACCATCTGAGCCATGCGCACACCTGGCGCCTCAGCTGGACCCGACCCAGAGATATGACCTGGTGGTGGACCGGTGCGACCTTGCGCCGACTCACTAACCGGTACCGCACTCGCGGCGGCCATTCGCTCGGCCTGTTCGGCTCGGCTGATTTTGTCAGTCAGCGCATTGAACTGAGCCTCCAGACTGGTGAATTGAGTCAGCTGCTCAGCCGACAGGGTTTCGCCGCTAGACTCAAGCTTTGCCAAAGCCTGAAGCGACTCATTGAGCTTGGCGCGTTCGCTACGCAATTGAAGTACAAGGGACATGGTGCCTCCTGGGCATAAAAAAACCCGCACAAGGCGGGCTTCGAACGACTGCCGCGAACGCGGTCAGATCTGGGTTTGAAAATTCAGTGCTGCCGCACGGACCGAAAGTCGGCCTTGCTGCCGGTTGGCTCGGCTGACTGCCACCGAGTTGGATAAATCATCGACGGCCTGTTGCGGGCTCTGCATGCGATCGGCGAGACCCGCTGTGATACCCGCTTGCCCTCGATACAGGCCAGCCTCGGTGGCGATAACCTGCTGCACCGAGAGCCCGCGGTAGTCGGCAATCGCATTGACGAAGAGCTGATAGCTCTCCTGCACAACATCGTTGAGGTACTTGAGCGACTGGTCGCTCAACGGTTCGTGAGGGCTGAGGTCATTTTTGTGAGCGCCGGCAAACACAGTGGTTACCTTGACGCCCATGCCCTCTTCCATCTTGGATCGGTCCATGTGACTGGCAATGACGCCGATGGAGCCGACACCGCTGGTCTGGCTCACCACCAGTTCGCTACACGCGGCGCCGATCAGGTAGCCGCCACTGTAGGCCATGAAGTTGACGATGCCGGTGATGGGTTTCTGTTGCGCCATGGCGCGAATGTCAGCCGCCAGCTCGAACGCACCGACGGCAGAACCGCCGGGGCTGTCGATGTCCAGCACGATCCGCTCAACCATGGGATCTGCAACGGCGTTGCGGATCTGGGCACGCAGTTCCTCATAGCTGGTCATTGTTTCGCACATGCTGATGTGGCTGCCGCGACTGACCAATACGCCGCTAACCGGAATCACCTCGATGCCAGTGCGGGCGATCGCCGTGCGGCGTTCTTCTTCACGCTGGGCAATGCGGTCCATGCCATCGTCCGACCACAGCTTGGCGCCATCCAAGGCGCCGATGTTGACGATGTTCAAACTCATTGCCTGATTGGCCCAGCGCACGCCGAGGTCCAACATGTCAGGCGTAACCAGCAGCGGCTGATTGAACAGCAGGCTGGAGGCTCGCAGGTAGTTTTTCATTGCGCCAGCATCCTCTCGATTTCAGCGTGCTGAAGCTCTAGATTGGCTCGCACGGCGGGGTTGGTTGGATCAGGGGCGCCCTTGCCTGCACCCACCATATTCAGAGGTTGCAGGTAGACATCGCCGCCCTGTACGGGAGGCATGTTTTCCAGCCGGCGGATGTCGTTGACGCTAAGCCACCCCCATTGTCGGCCGATGGCATACGCTTCGTACCGGCTCTTTTGGTCGCCGCGCAGCAGGCCGGACAGATTGAATTCAATGAAGTAGTTTCGCCGGTCAGCTGGCAACAGAAAGTCGCGCATCATCGACTGCTCGTGACGCTTGACCCAGGGCAACAAGGCGAACACCACGAACTGGATCATCAGCTGCTCAAGGGTGTTGTAGTTGGACTTCTCCAGGTCGTTAACCATTGGCAACGGGATTTTGTAGATCCGGGCAATGTCGGTGCCCGTGGTTTTGAGGATGCCCAGCACTTCGGCGTCAACGTTGTTCATGGAGACGGGCCTGAAGGTCATCCCCTCCTGCAACAGCGCAACTTTCTTGGCATTGTCCATGCCGCCAAACTTTTGGCCCCACTGATCGACAATCTTGTCGATACTGCCTTGATCCTTGATCGCCGGTGCCTCACGCGGCCGCTCGATCACACCGGAGACGGTGACACCATTGGCGAAGCTTTTGCCCGTGTATTGCCGCACCGCCTGAGCCAACCCCAACGATTCGGCATGCACCTCAATCGGCGACAGGCCCACGTAATGGTTGGTACTGAACCACCGCACGTGGTGGATCATGCGCATCGGCAGAGTTTCGCCGCCGCTGATCCGGTAATACGGCAGCATGTCGCCGCCCTTCAGGACCTGCACCTTGTCGTTGCACAACGGCCAGAGCGCCGTGACGTTTCCGTCATCGCGGCGATCAATGAAGCTGTAAGCGTTACCCCGCAACCCGGCAGCACCTTGCGTGCACTCCCGGTATTCATAAGGCGTCTGAAATCCGTTTGGCTGGTACCGAAGGACGTCATACGCCGGATGGTTGATGGCCGCTTCGCGCTGGCCGTTGTCCATACGGCGGTACATCTCGCAGGGCAGTTGCCCCATAGTCTCGGCCAACAGCGTGACGCAGTTTTGCAGGATCGGCATGCCCAACGCCGACTCGGGTGTGACCCTGACGCCCGTGCTGTTGCGGCCACCACCCAGGAGACCACGCCAAAAACCGCCGCCCGTCTCTGTCAGATTGCCGCGCCCTTCGCCGAGCACGCTTGAAAAGAACATGCTCAACCTCCTTTGGGTTTGGATTTGGCTTTCAGTGCAGCAGATGCGCGATCGGCAAGGAATGACCAGGCCATCAAGCCGAGCCCAGCGAAGATGCAGGCGGCCGGCGTGCTGATCATTGCCACGCCGCACACCGCCAGCCCAAAGCCCAGCAGACCGGCTAACCATGAAAGGATGACCAATTTCATATACCCGCCCCTTCGTCGTAGATGGATTTACCGCTCGGCCCAGCTGCCTTGCTGCTGATGCCGACGGCCATGATGGATGCGACGATGCCGTCGATCCGGCCCGTCGCCTTGGCCTTGTCGGCCTTACGGTTGTTGGCTGGATCGGAAACAATCACCGCGTTGCCAGCACACCAGGTCATTACCGGGTTGCCGTCGTGACGCAGGGTTTCAACTGTCTCGCTTTCGATAACCTCCCAGTCAGCGGGATCAAGATCGATCACATCCTGTTCGGGGGCCAACCCCAGCAGGCGGCGCTCAAACTCATCGACTGCCGGCCCCATGTCCTTGTACCCCTGGCCGAAGCCCACCATTTCAGGCAACGAGATGTCATATTCGGACATCAGCTGCAGCAGGTCTTCAATGCGCCATCGGTCATAGGCGATGCGCTCAACGTCGAAGTACGCACAGATCGTCACCAGGCGACGCAGCACATGCAGCTTACTGATAGCCCGGCCGGGCGTCGTTTCAAGGTGCCCATCTTTAACCCACATGGCGTAGGGCACCTTGTCGCGATCCTCACGCCCTTGCAGGTCGTCGTCCGGAATCCAGAAGTACGGCAACAGCCGCCAGTGCGGATCGTGTGGTGCCGGCCAGAAGATAAGGACAAATGCGGTCAAGTCCGTGGTGCTGGCAAGATCGAGCCCGCCAACACAGCGGCGGTTGCGCAGTAGCCTCATCGGCACACGCTCTTCGGCCTGCTTCCAAACTCCCCAAGAAATCCACGGGGCATCGGCTTGGGTCCACTCACAGAAGTTGAGACGACGCACCACCGACTCCTGCGCTGGCAACCCTCGGGCTGACTGGACCTGCTCACGCAGGTACTTGCGGCCGGGGATGCCATCGCTCTGCCCCTCGGCGATGTAATCCAAAGAGGGGTTTACCTTGGGCCAGCAGGCTTCATCCTTGAACGGGTCATCACCTTCATCCAGCGAGCAGATGAAGGCAAAGAAGCTGTCATCGTCTTCGATGGCCGCGCAGATCCGCACGCCCAGGTCGTGGTACTGACCGCAGACTGTCTTCTTGTCGGAACCGCTGTTGGTGATCATCACGACCATGGCTTTTCGTCGGTTCTTGGTACCGGCGCGCATCATGTTTACGGTGGAAGCGGTCTTGTGCTCGTGCAGCTCATCGAGCAAACCAATATGCGGCCTTGGCCCGGACTTGCCTTCGTCGGCGCTGATGGGCCGGAAAAAGGAGTTTGTGTTCGGGTAGAACAGGTTCCAGACTTTTTCATCTCGACCAGACTGCACAAGCCGCGAACGAAGCTTCTTCGACATGTCGACCATCGAAACGGCATCACGAAACAGGATCATTGCCTGGTCGCGCTTGGTGGCAGCTGCGTAGATTTCGGCGCGCTGTTCACCGTCGGCGACCAGCCCATATAGGCCGATACCCGCGACTAGGGGGCTTTTACCCGAGCCTTTTCCTGTTTCGATGTAGCCGAGTCGGAAGCGGCGATAACCGTCAACCGTCATCCAGCCGAACAAACTGCCGACGACAAAGGCCTGCCAGGGCGCAAGCATGAAGGGCATGCCTTCGTAGTCACCGCCGTTGAGGCAAAGGACATCCTCGAAAAAGCCGAGGGCACGATTGACTCTCTCAAGATCCCAGATCAAACCACGCGATGGGCCATGCTCCAGATCTCGAAGGTGGCGTTTACAGGCGTTACGGACGTTGGGGCCGGCGACGATTTCGCCATCTAGGACGGCGTGGGCAAAGCTGGTAACTCGGTCGTCAGCTGAAGTACTTGTCTGCGGCGTCTCGTTGGTCATTTGGGAATAGATCACCTTGCGGTGCCGGTGCGGTTTTCAGGTTGCGCCGGGACATTGGCGACATGCCGAACTGGGCGCCGGCAGCATTGGCACGCTTCTCCGCGTCGTTCGCGAGCTGCCGAAGGACGTGCATCTGTTGCGCGCCGGTCTTGAAGGTCTGGATGTCGCCACCCAATTCGTCATCGGATGCAGCATTGCGCTTGGTGATCAACCGCTGATAGCGGCGCCAATCGGCCACGGCCTGGCAATATGTGGCCAATGCCATCGAATCCAACTGTGAAACGATGCCAAGGGAGATCAGCGCGGGGACCAATTCGTCCCACTCAGCGACCGCTTCAGCGGACAAGACATCGGGCCGTGGCGGTGCGCCAACCGGTACCGCCGGCCTCGCTATCTCGGCGAGAAGATCATCGCGATTTTCCCGCCCCTTGTTTCCTTGCAAAAGTTTGAGCGCCGCCGGCATTCCGGGGCGACCCGAGTTTCCATTTCCGGCCATAAATAACCCCTACCTGTTGATACCCCCCCTCCCTCATTTTTCCCGACTTTGCGAGGAGAGGGGGGCGAGCGGTCTAGAACAAAGTCCCGCGGAAGTTTTTCACCCCCCCTACCCTCAGGGTGGCGCTTTTTTGGTGCGACGGGGATGGGAGATCACCGGTTCCAGTGGTGCCCCGGATCGACTGGCCTGCCGTCAGAGTGGCAACCAGGGAGCCGACCGCTCTTCTCCATGCGTTGCTTGGTCGAGTCGTGGCAGAACTTGCACAGGCTCGACCAGTTCTTCGGATTCCAGAACAACTTCCATGCAGCCTTGATACGAGCAGCATCGCCACTGTCCTTGGCGTCCTTCAGCTTGGGCGCGATCTTGTGGTCAACAACGGTGGCTGCCACTGGACGCTGATCAGTCGAACACATGGCGCAGTAAGGATGCTGACGAAGATGCCCATCACGGGACTTCTGCCACTTGTACCCATAACCACGCTCAGTGCTGCTGCCTCGACGATCATCGTTCGGACTGGACATCGACAGGAGCCTCAGTGACACCCAGCCGCTTGGCGACCCAACGCTCATACAACCCAATCGCTACATCGGCGCCGGCCATTGCGGTGAGGCATCCGATCGCGCCTGCCGTCCATACCGATAAGCCGGCGCCGATCATCAGCATCATTGCCGACACACCACAGATTATGCAGGCACCAGACCGCAGAGCCAGGCGCCGCAACAATGCCCAGCCTCGCGCGCCGTCTTTATCTGCGCGCCACATCTCACCCGAAACACCGCCAACCAAAGCCAAGAGGATCACCAACCAGATCGGCATTTCCGCCAGCGCCTGCTGTTCATTTGTCATGTTCTGTCCTTATTGATTGCGCCGTACGCCGGAAAATAAAAACCCCGCCGAAGCGGGGTTAGGTGACCGGCTCAGGGAAAGCCGGTGGAATTCACACATCACGTCAATGAGATTTCAGAAGCTCGAAACTTTAAGAATAAACAGCGGCTATGAGCTTCAGGGCTTTCTCATTGATTATTTCCGCTGTCAAATCATCGTACCCAACAAACCCATCTGTTGAAGACGTTCCGCCCGAACCGGGTGACACCGTGCTGAAGTGGAAAACTACCCGCCGGTCGTACTTGTCGGCCGTTAGCGTCAAATGAGGATATTCACTGCTACCTAGATACCTCGCAGCAGTATCGAGCAGAAACCGTAGCCTGATCGCTGCATCTTGCACCTTGCCATGGAGCATCTCACCATCGGCAATTTCTACTATCTCGGTCTTCTGACCTTTATCGCTCAAGCGCTTTGCCAAGGCCTCAAGTGTCGGACGGATCACACTATCCTTCAGCGCCAAGAACTCCTGAAGGCGGGCTTCTCGCTTCAACTGGCCCTCTCGCTTGACGCGACCGGCCTCAGCTTCTCTTTCAGCTCGAGCATCGAAAATTGCATCAAGCTTCGCACCTACATCATCAGTCATACCCAACTCCTCAATCCTTCACGTTGAGCCCATGCGAAAGCGGCTCTAGAGGTGATTGGGACAACCATTCTATTTTTCAAGCCGTATAGGGCCGAAAATAAAAACCCCGCCGAAGCGGGGTTAGGTGACCGGCTCAGGGCGGGCCGGGTGAATCTGCACAGCACGTGCGAGGTCAGCGCCAAGGCGCAAATTCCATATCGTGGGGACTTTTTACCCCTCTCCGGAAAAACCGAAAAGCAGTCATTTTCGGTAGGTCAACAAACGACATGAAAACGACCACAATACGACCACAATACGACAAAGTACCCCGACGAACGGTAGCTAGCAGGCCCGAGCGCGCCTGCTCGTCGATGCTCGGGTCAGGTTGGTTTCGAGTGCACCACTACGTCGATCAAGTCCCCGGGTCGTGGCACTACGGACCGTGAGGATCAGCTGCACCTGCTGATGCAGGCGATGAACCCAATTCCGGTACGTCCGGTCAGCGTCCTCCCGAAGTCCGAGCAACTGCAGCTGTGATCGAACCGAGTACGCAGGCTGTGGCAAGTAGCGATTGCGAGCCAAGGTCGCGAGCTGAGCCCCTTTCTCTGATTGCCGCTCAAGTTGTGCGAGGGCCGCAGCGACTTCTGTTGCCGCATGATCCATACCACCACCCGCCGCCATCAACAGATCACGCGAACCAGGCGTGCCACGTGGCGCGCTGCCGCCCCACTGCATGATTGTCGCCATTGGGCTGCCCAACCCAGCACCGTCGCCGACCTGGCAGTGCTGGCGTGCCCAATGCTGCATCAGCTCTTCAATTTCCTCGATCATCGTCCTTCCTCCCGAAAAACCGAACCCAACACAGAAAACCAGCAACCCAACACAAACCCAACACAAATAAATCTCTTTGAAATCAATATCTTTAATAACTTTGAGTTGAGTGTGTTGGGTTTGTTGAGTTTTTCTGTCCTCGCATAAGAAAAAAATCCACCCATCGTTTTCAATGTAAATAACGTTACGCATGCGCGCACGCGACGCCAAACCCAACACACCCAACACAGCCGCCGGAAACCCGCGAAAATAAAGGCCTGAAACTGTGTTGGGTAGCCAAAACCAACCCGACACACACCCGACACACCCAACACACTTTTAGGCGTATTCATGCGGCAGCCGCCTTGATGTGGTCCCAGTTGTCCACATTCCAGCCTGCCAGTTTCGCCTTTGCCCGCCAGGCGACGACCATCGCGCCAAGCTCGGCCGATTTCAGTGATGGGGGCGGGGAAGCATCCTGATCAACAGGAAAGAAGAACGCACCAAACTTGCGATTACTGCCATCTGTCCACGGTATCGAACGCGTCTTTTCCACTTCGGAGTTGATGAACAGCGAGAACTTCGTCTGACTCATCACGTGTTCCTTGTTGCGCTGACACCACTCCAGGAACAACGAGTAAAGGTCAGTGGAAAGACACGGTCCCCAGAGCCCCTGACCCAGCTCGCTGTACTTCCACAAGTGCAGGAACGTCTGCCAACCGGCCCGACTCAAGGCCACCAGGCGTTCACGGGCGTCAGTTGATGGTGGGCGTGTCCGCTGATGGAAGTCACCCAAATCGACCGAAAGCAGCCAGCCATACAGGGCCGCAACTCCGCCCTGCTCCAACTCCCGACCGATGGCTTTCTGGCGATCAACCGGCAACGTCTCCAGCGGCCAGACCACCAGCATTCGGCGGTCGCTGTCACTGATCGGCCACGGCATGATCTCGTTACTCAGGAAAACCGCGTTCATATGGTTGGACTCCTCCCATCCATTGATGAACTTGGATTCCATCCGCACCGTTTTGCCCGTGACAAGGTGCTTGATCTTGCCCACCTGGTTGTAGCGCTGATCTCGACTCACAACCTCTTCGAAAACTGCCCACAATTTGCGGCTTTGCCATGCGTTGAAATTGCTTTCCAGTTGGGTCTGGCCGACTGTGGCGGCGTACTGACCGTAGAGCTTGCCCAAGGTATCGGCGAAAAACAGACTCTTACCCGATCCCTCCATGCTGGAATGCATCAGCACCGCGGTATCCATCTTGGCGCCCAGGTGCTGCAACGGATACGCCAGCCAGCGAGTCAGCCAGATCGCCGCATTTTCATCGTGATTGCACAGGAACGAGATCAGCCAACGCAGGTTCGCGCAGGCGTCATCATCCCTCACTGGTTCCAGCGGCAGGCCATCAAACGTGTTGATGTAAACGCTCGGGTCTTTGGTCATCGTTGGGTCAAAGACGATATGGTCAACATCAACCACCCGCCGCTCGCTACTGTTCAACCACAGCGCGTATGCGTCACCCAAGGCCATTTTCACGGCACCCTCGGCAACACGCCGCTTCTTCTCGCGATCCCATACGTCTTTCGTGCCATCGATGTAGACGTAACGCTCAGTCGGCGGCATCCCGAAGGCACCACCCTTTTTGCCCGACATCCGCCGCGACTGCTCGATGTCGCGTACATGGTCATCGGAAATTAGCTTGCGGCGCACAGTGTCTTCCAACCACTGCTTTGCTAGGGGCTTACCGACACGCGCCTCAAATGCGGACTTCTTCATCACTCGCGACTGGTCAAAGTCCCACACATGCGTGGTGCCTTCTACCAGCGCAAACCGCCGAAGAATGTGGTCAAGCGTCAGCACCTCCCCCGCGCCCCCATCAGAAGCCGGAGCGGCCTCGCTGGCTTCGGTGGGCCCAGAGCTCTGCTCGCGCGGGTCACAAGATGGGGCCGGGGGAAGATCACGCGGATCCGGTCGCGAAGAATGCTGCATACCCAGCAATCGCGCCGCGTCCTTTACAGCTCGCGACTGATCACCACCATGCTGCAACAAACAGAACACCTCGAACGCATCGTTCTGATGCCCATTCGCGAGTGGATCAGCGCCGTGGTGCGAATACACCTTGTCGTCGGTGATCGTCACACCCGGCATCCCGGTACTGCTGTGCGGATACAGCCACTTACTGCCGCGCTTAATGTAGTCGTGTGCGCGCAACAGCTCTTCAACATCGTGGCTACGATTGAATTCATCAATAACCGATGGCTTGCCTGCGCCGGACGGTGGCCGCTTGATGACTTTCGCCGGAGGTGTCTTCGGTTTGGGCGCCCACGGGCACGCGGCCTCGGCATCGCGCTTGAAGATGTCCCAGTGGTTCCAGATCCTCAGTAACTCAGGTGTGAGAACCGGCAGACCATCAACAGAGCTTGGGGGCGTGCGCCAGGTGTAGGGCTTGCCAGTGCCTGGGTGAATAGATGGTGGCAACACGTCTTGCACCAACCCACCACGCAATTCGAACACGGTGATGCGCTGATACTCATCGGCCTCGGCACGCGCCTCGGCTTCACCAGCTGCATCACCTGCGGCCTTGGCGGTTTTTGCCTTAGCGGTCAGAGCCTTGTGGATCGAACCATCAGGGTCTTTTTCATTCGGCCACGCAAGCGAATGACGGCTCAAATCAACGCCGTCAGGAACGCGGAACATGATACGAAATCGTGCTGGGTTGCCAACTACGGTCGGAAACACCAAGGCCATTGCATCAAGGTCAATTTCCAGCAAGTCATACAGCACGCGCCGAGTCCACTGAACGTCATCAACATCCAGCGAGCAGATACGGCTCGGCCCCAAGACAACGCCCAGGTTGTGCTGAGGCTTCTTCTCCCAGAATGCGGCAGCCTTCCCCGACTCCGTGAAGTAGCCACCCGGTTGGTTCCAACCCTTCCCCTTCGGCCCCTTCTCACCAGGTTCTATTGGGACGAGCGCCAAACCAAATGTGTCGATGTAGAACTGAGCCCAATCGGCAGTAGGCAATCGGTCGCCGTGATCACTCATCTGCGCCGCTCCCGCAACCCCTGGCAACTGACGCAGGTCGCACAACCCTGGATCGTCTGTTGACGAAGTAACGGGATAGGCTCGTCGCAATCCTCACAGAATTGCGCGCTGACGGCGCACGCTGGGCGCGGACGACGATCCAACGCCACTTGTAGGAAGTACTCAGCCTGGTCGTTGGCGATATCGATAACGTCAGTCATCTTGGCGGGCCTCCATCGCTTCCCTGGCCCCGGCCATAATGCCCAACACTGCGCGGATTACGTCGTTGCCATGCTTTTCCAAGCATTCAACTTCGTGCGGTTCCCAGACGTTGTCGGCAGCACCTTCGTGCATGCTCGAAACAAACAGGCCGGTCTGGTGCAGAACCTTGCTGACAGCCAGCAAAGCTTCTTTGGTCGGGGCCGCCGCTTCCGGTCTGTACCAGACCATACCAGCGGGCCGCATCAGGGCATCCAGCACCAAAGGATTTGCCGTCAGGCGTATCACTTCTTCTAGCTCATCAGGATCAAGCCACCGGCGCTCTTCGTCGTGCTTTAGTTTCTTCTGGAGGGTGTCGTAATCGATGACCATGTCCAGTGCCAGAGCAGTCACACCGCCCCGATAATCATGGCCTGCCCGGTAAAGGGCTTTGCGAAGCGAAAGGACCGGGCCTGCACCCGGCAAAAGATCTGTGCGACTCATAACCGTAAATCCCCAATTTACGGTGTGGCCGTAGAACCAAACACGCTCTATTCTACGACCACGACCGATGTGCTGTGCGAATCGTGCTGTGCAGCACGGTTCATCGTTCCAGTCGGCCCAGGGGATTCTTATGGTGAGAGGTCCTGGGCCGACGCGCTATGTAGCGACTTGCATGTACCTTGTGTAGCTCGTTACTTCCGGCCTGGAATTCTTTGGTGAGAGGTTCAGGCCGGTGCTTCATGTGGCGGTGCGGTATGTGCTGCGTATCGCCACCGCTGGGCTGGGGGATTCTTATGGTGAGAGGCCCCAGCCCAGCACCCTTCTAATTTCAGTTTCCGTTCAAAGCGCCGCCATCAGTAAGGTGGTAATGCTCTAAAACCTCATTCAATGTGACGCTACCCCTGCTCTCCCTCGCCAATGAGCGAATCAGCTTTACGCTGGGCTCCTTGGTCGCGTAACGAATATGCGTACCAAGATAGTTAGCAGTCGTGGAGCAGCGCCCGGCATATGCCTCCAGCTGCTCTGGTGAAAGCGAATTTATGTAATCGCGAAGCTTCATGATGGTTCACCTCCGAACAACAAGATACCTGTGAGGTATTTTTCTTGCAATACCATCTAGGGAATTTACCTGTCAGGTATGACGGCGACACAATCGTGTCCATGACTATTTATGAAACCCGCCTTAGCAATGCTCGCCGCCTAATCCGAGAAAAGGGCCTAAAGCTCAAAGATCTTGCTCAAATGCTGAACAAGTCTGCAGCCCAGGTTTCTTCATTCGCCGGAGAAGGTGCGCACAAAAATATCGGCGACCAGATCGCCCGCGAGATAGAACACGCCCTAGACTTGCCAAGAGGCTATCTAGATATCCCGCACGACAATGCAGGCATTAATGGGACTAACATCGGTGCTGCTGGGAGAAAACTGCCAGTGATTGGCTCTATTGCGGCAGGTGCTTGGTGCGAAGCCGTTGACAGCTTTGACACCAACAATGCGGAAGAATGGATTGAAGCCCCAGGACCTGTCGGCCCAAATGCCTTTATTCTCCGCGTCGAAGGTATCAGCATGGAGCCCTTGTTCATGGAGGGAGACAAGGTAGTTATAGACCCCGCCCGGGAAGCCCTGCCGGGTCACTACGTGGCAGCACGCCGCGCTAGCGACCAAGGCGTAACACTAAAACAGCTTCGCCAGGAAGGCTCTGAACATTATCTGTATGCGGTGAATCCTGACTGGCAGGAACGCATCATCCGCCTAACCGAGGAATGGCACATTTGCGGTCGAGCACGATGGAAGATCGTAGACCTGTAAGTTGATGACCAGTCAGCAATTTTCTAGCAACACCGAAGAAATCAAGCCCGCCCTCGAGCGGGCTTTTTTTTGGCGGCGACGCATCGACCTCAAATATTTACCATTTCAAACGGCCAAAAAACTTCTACCGCCTGTAACAATTTGCGCACAAAACAACCTAACAGGTGTTGCATAGTACCTATCAGGTATCTTAATCTCTGTCTCGTACACCTCTCACCAAAGAGTACGAGCCATGCAAACCCCACAGCACAGCAACACCCGCTGCTCGGTCTACCTGCACCCATCTGCCTGCAGCAGTCGGGCCGCCGTAGAAGCCATCCAGCGCCGCACCGGATTGCTGGTGATCACCAGCCCCAAAGGTCGCACCGAGGCCATCAAGCCTCTTAACACCGTCGCAGCCGATGACAACTCCTCACCGTTCGGTGGTGATGCCGCATGAACAGCTATCTCATTCCAGTCGCAAAACAAGAGCTCTTGCACCACATGTTGCAGGTTGGCGGCACCGCTGTGTGCCCCCTTCAACGACCAGAGCAAACCATCCACGCAAGCTTTGAAGTCGAGCTCACCGACGACAACGCAGTCATCAACGTTGACCTGGGCGGGCACTCGGGTCACTTGACCCTCAAACGCTCAGATCGAGCAAACCATCTGCACCTTCGTGACTTTATCCAAGACATCGCGAATGGGCGCATTGAGTCGGCCCAGCTTGCTCCGGCCTCAATGACGGATGACCAGAAGCCCGAACCCGAAACGCCCGAGCCAACTCCGGAGCAATCCAGCCGCGATGCGCAAATACATCGAATGCTGGACGAGTCGGAAGCCTTGATTAAAGGCGTCCGCAAACTGCTCGCCGCCTGAGGACCGCGCCATGAACCGCACCCTGGACGAAACGGCCGCCGTGCTCGGCCTCAAACCCCGCAAGCTCCGCGAGCAACTGCGTTCGCTCCGTGTGCTGACGCAAAGCGGCGACCTGGCCAGCCACCACCGTGGCGGCGGCAATCTGTTTTCAGACCCGCGCAGCGTCCAGATCGGAACTACCAACCGTTACAAGCACTACGCCGTGGTGATGGTCACCGAGGCCGGCGTGCCATGGCTGGCAAAGAAGCTGGGCATCGCCATCACGCACAAGGACGCCGCAGCATGAAAACCAACTACTTCAATGCGTACACCCAAGCCCTCGGCGCCCTTCGGCTGATTCCAATCTATCTGGATAGCCCGGGCGTGGTCAGCCGAGCCACGCTCATCGGGGCCGCCAGCGAAGCCATTGACCTGCTGGACAGCATGCCTTGCCGCACAGTGGAACTGGCCGAAGTCTTTCGCTGCGTCAACGACGTGATTCAAGAAGGTCAGGTGGCCTACGTCACCCCCACCAATTCACCCGAGTATCCGTTCGGCGCAGTCGTCGCCGATGAAAAAGGCCAGATCTGCGCCGCAGCCAAGGGTAAGAGCAAAGAAGGCCTCGCCGAATTGATCCGCCTCAAGTTGCTGCCCCCATCGGAGGGGCTCGGGGAGGACGCTGCGTGAGCAACACCATTGACCAGCTGCGAAAGGAATGGGCGACACCATGCCCAACGCTATCGGCAATCCGCGAGCGTTACTTCTCTCACATATCTAGCGATCGCTACCTACTACGCCGCATCAGCGCCGGGCGGATCCAGTTGAAAGTGACCCGCCTAGGTGGAGCCGGAAATAAAGGTACAGCAGTTGTGTACCTGCACGACCTAGCCGCCTACCTCGATGCCCAAGCGGCGAAGCAAGCGGCCTAATTCAACGGTGGCCCCTGCCGTCCAGGGGCAACAACCCGCACTCAACGAGGCACAGCACATGAGCAAAGCACGACCCTTCATCGACACGCTACGGGACATCGAGGCCGGCGGCCTGCTCGATGAGCTCAGCGAAACCCAACACAGCCTGGTCGACGCTATCCGCCAGACCGGCAAGGGCGGAGAGCTGAACATCAAGCTGACTTATAAGCCAGACGGCAGCGGCCAGATGACCATCAAGGCCGACGTCAAAGCGAAAGAACCGATCCTGGCTCGTGGCACATCGCTGTTCTTCCTGACGCCCGAAGGCAACCTGACCCGCCGCGACCCACGGCAACAGGACCTGACGCTACGCACCGTCAGCGAAGAGCAGGTGCCCGACAAATTGCGCCACGTCAGTCAGTAATCCTGACTCCAAATCCTCTCACCACAGCCTCACCCAAGGAGCACATCCAATGCGACAAGCGATTCAAGAACTGGTCACCCTCTCCCAAGCAATCGGCAAGCCGATTGATCACCCAGGACTGTCGGCGCCAATTGCACTGCTACCCGATAGCGTGAGCATCAAAGACCTTGAACACCTGCTGCCGAACCCCACTCGCACGCGCCAGAAACTCACTGTACTGGACGCAGAATCATTCATTACGTACGTGAACCGATTCGCGGATGCCGCTACCGCAGTGTTCTGCAATGGCCCCGAAGGTCGCACTTTCTCTGCTGTCATCGACTATCACCAACCGACTGCCCCCGCATGGCGCGACCATGTGGCCACGTACCGCTGCCCAACCAGCATCGAGTGGGGTCGCTGGAAAGAGAACGACCGCAAGCGGATGGACCAAGCAACGTTCGCCGAATTCATCGAAGAGAACGTCAGGGACATCACCCAGCGCGCAAACGAAGCGAACGACCCAAGCGCTGCCGACATGCTGGAAATCAGCCGCACCCTGGAAGCCAAGAAAAACATCACCTTCCGCCAAGGCACCCGCCTCGACAACGGCCAGGTTCAACTGACCTACAACGAAGAAATCGACGGGCGTGCCGGCGAAGCGGGACAGATGCGCATCCCGGAACAATTCTTCATTGCCGTGAAACCGTTCCTCGGCGGTGACGCCTTCTGCGTTCCTGCCCGCTTCCGCTACCGCATTCTGGAAGGCCGCCTGCAAATGTGGTTCGAGCTGGTGCGCCCTGACAAGGTGCTTGAAGAGGCCTACAACGCCGTTCGCCAGAAGATCCAGAGCGCAATCGGTGATGTACCACTGTACGAAGCCACCCTGTAACTAAACCCCAAGCTACACCCCGCTGCCGGCCTCTCACCAAGAATCCCGGCGGCGGGCTCTACCGGAGCACAGCACATGCACGCACAGAACACGATCATCCTCATCGGAATGGCCTTTGGCCTAGCCCTGCTGGGGTATTACGTCCGCAAGCTCATCCTTCGGGCGACGACCCGTAGCTACGATGCCGGCCTCGCCGAACGCAACAGCTTGCACAGCCGGAGAATCACCGCGCTGAACAGCGACTTGGCCACCATCACACAACTCCGCAACCAGGAAGCACAGGAGCTGACCACACTGCGGAGGCGATTGAACGGCATCAAGGCGACTTCCTTCACATCGGCCGACTATCGCAATTTGATGGAGATCACCCAGTTCCTGGCACTCGCGCTTCAGACCTGGAAGGCACTGAAAGGTACCGAACCCACCCAGGCGAGAGCCGAACAACTGATCAAGATCTCCCGCGCCTTGGAGCACCGCGTCTTTCATACCGTGGAAATGGCGAACAGCCTCAACGCGCAGCC